ACGAATCGAGAACATGGCTCACGGCCCAAGACATTGCCGACAGCCGGCGGGTGAAGCTGCCTCGAGGCGTGGCCCCGAAGGGGTTCCACAAGCTGGTGGCCATGGTGGACGTCCAGCAAACGCTGCTCTACTACACCGTCGCGGCGGCCCGTGAGGATGGCTCTTTGCATGTGATGCGATACGGCACATACCCGGAGCAGGACGACCCCTACTTCACGCTCAAGGAGGCGAGGCGGAAGCTCAGCCACAAGTACCCGCAAGCCGGCGACATGGCAGCGCTCAGTCAGGGGATCACGGAGTTCTGTGAGTGGCTCTTTGCCCAAGACTGGCGAAGCGAGGACGGCGGCCACATGACGCCCGAGCTGGTCGCATTCGACGCACGCTGGAAAACGGATCTGGTGAAATCCGCCCTGAGTCGCAGCAACCACAGGCAGCAACTGCTGGCGTACATGGGCCAGAGCTACCGGGCGGCGGACAAGCCAATATCGGAACGCAAGTACGACCCTGGCTCACGAGTCGGCCTCGGCTGGGTGATCGTCAAACGCAAGCAGGCCGGCGACATCCGCAACTGCCTCTCGGACGTGAACTACTGGAAGACGGCATTCCATGACCAGATGGCCGTCAGGATCGGCCACGCTGGAGCCATCACACTCTACGACGGGATGCACCGACTGTACTCCGAGCACCTCACGAGCGAGTATGCCACCCAGACCGAGGGCCGAGGGCGGACAGTGATGGAGTGGCGGCTGAGGGTCGGGGCCGAGAACCACTGGCTGGACAGCTCAGTCGGCTGTCTGGTGCTGGCATCAGTGCTGGGGTGCAATGTGCCCGAGGTCAGTGAGGCCACCGAGCAGAAGCGACGGCGGCGAATCAAACGACGAACGGAGGTGAGGACGTGAAAGCAAAGCAAATAGCAGTGCGGCCCGGTGTTGTCAGCGATTTGTCAGCGATTTGTCAGCGGCATTTCAGCGATATTTCAGCGGAGGTGAGGACGTGAGCGAAGGAAAAACGGGCAGACCAAAGGGCAGTAAGACGCGGGACCGTGTTGTCGTGGACGTGAGGGTCTCGCACTGCCCCATATGCCACAGCACAGAGCGGGCGGAGTACATCGACGCACCGCAGCGGATCGACGGTGATGGCATCAGCCCCGAGGGCAGACCCTACACGGCTGTTCTGCTGCGGCGGACGTCATGCCTCAACTGCGGCCAGTACCGGGTGGACCGCAGCTATATCTGCGAGCTGAAATCGGCCGATCCTGTTTCGCCCGTTGACGATTGACAGGCAGGCTCGCAGACTGCGGGCATGAGCGAAACAACCGCACAGATTATCGCCAGACTGAGGCAGACGCTGCAGAGTGGCGTCACGTCGGACAGTCGCGACGGCGCATCGACGGCGATTGATCTGCAGATTATCAAAGAGCAGCTGCGGGAGCTCGAAGAGCAGACCGGCATGAGGCGGCGGCGGTCGCCAATCATCAACGTCGTAATGAGCCGGAGATGATGCGGTGAGTACCACCAGCCCCGGCACAACAGACACCACCTATCAGGCGCTCAATCCCGGCAACCGCCGGCGGTCGGCCACGGCCAAGGTGCGGCTCGAGGACTCGCTCCTCAACGACCGGCGGCGTGAGGCACTGGCAGCCAACGCCCTGGACGTGTGGCGTAATATGGGACTGCTGGCATGGGCCATTCGGCGGACGCTGGACTACTGCTGCCTGTGGGACTTCCAGCCACGGACCGGCGATCGCGGTCTCGACGTGGCGCTCAAGCAGCTGATGGCACGGGACACCGAGCCCGAGGCAATCGACACCTACGGTCGCATGGATTGGGACGACATCCGCAGGGTGGCCGAGGCCCAGAAGCTGCTGGCGGGCGATTGTTTTTTGGTCAAGCAGAGCGACTGGACTCTACAGCTGGTCGAGGGTGCATTCTGCCGCAGCCCAGCCTACGGACGCAACGACCAGAAGCAGTGGATCAACGGGGCCAAGCTCCGATCTGGTCGGGTCGTCGCGTGGAATTTCGCCGAGGAAGATCCGCTCACGGGAACACGCGGCGACCGGATCATCCGCCAGAGCAATGTCTGGCAGCACTGCCAATTCGAGGGCAGGCCCAACCAGATCCGGCCACAGTCTCCGATCGTCGCAGCCCTGAATGAGTTCCGCGACGTGGACGAGACATTCGACCACATGCGCGCCAAGATCAAGCTCGATCAATTGTTCGGCATCGCATTCAGTCGCAAGCCGGAGGCCGAGGCCTTCGACTCGGACAACGACACCGATGGCTCACAGGACGCATCGGCCCGTGTGCTCGATTTCGGGCAAGGCCCGGCGGTGTTCGATTTGGATGAGGGCGAGGACGTCAAGGCGATCGAGTCGGGCAACCCGGCCAGCCAGACGCAGGACTTTTTGAAGCTGTGTCTGCAGATCGCGCTGAAGTCGCTGGACTTGCCCTACTCATTCTTCGACGAAAGCTGGACCAACTACAGCGGTTCCCGCGGCGCGTGGAATCTGTTTGAGCGAGCTTGCCACGCCAGACGCAAGACGCAGGAGCGACTGCACAAGCGACTAACCCAGTGGCTGCTGCTCAAGTGGGCCTTGCCGGTCGACTTTGGCGGCACTGGCGAAATCAGCCTACCCGGCGGCCAACTGGTCTCTGATCTGCAGTGGCGATGGGTGCCACGCGGCATAGCCTTTTGGAAACCGCAGGAAGAGTTGGACGTGGCTCTGCGGTCAGTCGCTGCAGGTCTCCAGTCGATGCAGGACGTGTGCGACACATGGGGCTTCGGTGACTACTTAGACAACTGCCGAGAGATCGCCAAGGAACGCGAGGAGCTCGCATCCCTCGGCTATCTGCAGACATGGAGTAACGCGGCTATGGTGCGACTGGAGGCAGTGCAATGAATCGCGGATGGCAGATCGACATGCGGTGGTTACAGGCCTACGAGCACAGGATGGCGGCCAGGGCCGGCAGGCCCCGGAGCGACATGGACCCGGAGCGGATCGACGATCGCATCTACGATATGTGGGCGGAGATGCTCGGATTTGAGGACAGCACGCCAGTCAGCTACACCGAGGACGGGATCGCGATCGTCTCGATCGTCGGCCCGCTCTTCAAAGCCAAGAGCAGCCCGTTCCGGTCGAACTACGCCAGCATCCTCGAGGGCCTCGAGGAGCTGCTCGAGATGCCACCCCGCGCTGTGGTCCTGCGGATCGACAGCCCCGGCGGTGTGGTCGATGGCGGCACTGCTGTCGTCGACGCAGTGAACGAGCTGGCCCAGCGGACTCTGGTGGTGGCCTCGGTGAACGGCTGCGGCTGCTCGATGGCCTATCGCATCGCATCGCAGGCCGGCAGCATCTGGGCATCGAAGGACAGCGAAGTCGGATCGATCGGCACATACTGGCAGGTGATCGACTATTCGAAGGCCTACGCAGACGCGGGCCTCAAGTCGGTGCTTCTGACGTCGGGAGCCTACAAGGGCATCGCGACTCCAGGCGAAGAGATCACGCCGGACCAGCAGGCATTCCTGCAGGGCAAGGTCGACGAAATGAATGCCCGATTTCTGGCCGATGTTGCCAGCGGTCGGAGCATGACGAGTGAGCAGGTGGAGGCCGTCTCCGACGGTCGGTGGTGGTCGGCAGCCGAAGCTGCTGGCCTCGGTTTGGTGGATCAGATCGGATCGCTCGACGATGTGCTCGCAGCCATCCGGTCACAGCAAGGACAGAATGACATGAACAAGGCGACGCTGCAGCCAGCGGCGGCAGGGGAGCAGCCAGCAGCTGCAGCGGCAGAGGTGCCGGTGACAGTGCAGGAGGCACCAACGCGACCGGATCTGGCGGCTTTCATGACAGCCTTCGGCGACGCTGAGGGCGCCCGGATGTTTCGCGATGGAATGGATTTCAACGCAGCCCAGACGGCCCATCTGCAGACACTGCAGGGCACGATCCAGGATCTGCGAGCCGAGCTGGCCCAGCTCAAGCAGCAAGCGGCCAGCATGGCCGAAGCGGTCAAGGGTGAGACGACGCCGGTGGCGATTGGTGGCACGGTGCCACGCAGTCTGGCCGAGGCATTCCGAAGCAAGAAGAATTGAGGAGTAGACGACCATGGCGGACACACTTTCCACGCTAAATGAGCTGATCAGGTTCAACAGCCTCGACGTCAACCCGGCAGAGATTACCGACATTTTGAACAAGGCGCCAGTCCTGCGAGCGCTGCACGCGATGCAGAGCTCGAACGGCACGGTGCACAAGTTCAATGTCGAAACGACCGCGCCCGTGATCGGCTTCCGGGCGGTCAACGCGGGTGCTGATTACACGGCATCGATCAGCACGCAGACGTCGGTGGATCTCAAGTACATCGACGCCAAGGTGATCGAGGACGCGGCGGCCTGTCGAGCATATCGATTCGGGGCCGAAGCCTGGATGAATCAGCGGACCGCACGACAGATCCGCGAGGCTCTGTTCACTCTCGAGAAGCAGTTTTTCAACGGCACGGTCGGCGGCTCGGCGGACGGCTTCCTCGGTTTGGCCGACAGCGCCAACTACAACGGAGCCAGCGACGCGCTGGTGATCAACGCAGCCGGCACAACTGCCTCGACGGGCAGCTCGGTGTGGTTCTTGCGATCGACCCCGGACGACGCATCGGTGGCTCTGGTGGGCTCTGGCGATCAGTCGCTGAGCACGCCAAACATCAACTTCACGGTCGGCGAGATCTTCGAGTCTGTCGTTCTCGGCAGCAACTCGAAGAGCATGGTGGCCATGGTGCGAGATGCCGGCGGCCATCTCGGTGTGCAGATCGGGTCGAAGTACGCTGTGGCCCGCATCGCCAACTTGACCGAGGACAGCGGCAAGGGTTTGACGGACACGCTGCTGGCTCGGGCTCTGGCCCTGTTCCCGGCATCGGATCAGCCCACCCATATCTGCATGAACCGCCGATCATTGCGGCAGCTGCAGGTGAGCCGGACGACCTACAGCCCGACCGGGATGCCAGCGCCTCGCCCGACCGAGTACGAAGGGATTCCGATCGTCGTCACCGATGCCATCACCAGCACCGAGACGCTGCTGGCGTAGTCATGCCCTGCTCGCTGGTCGGCCTTTCCTCCGGGGGCCGGCCAGTGGGCTCTTTACTCTGAGGTCTCCCCGTGGTCACAGCAATTCAGGCAGCACAGCGAGCAGCGCAAGCAGCATCATTCCGAGTGCGGGGTGAGGCGGCGACGTTCGCGCGTGGTGCCAACAATTGCGAGCTGACAGCGGTGCGGGGGCAGTCGACATGGGAGCGGTCCGAAACGTACCAAGCGGTTCGGGTCGGAGATCGCTCGACAGACTGGATCGTCCTCGCTGCGGACCTGATCATAAGCGGCACCGTGGTCACTCCGCAGCGGGGCGATACCATTACAGTGGACGACATCACATTCCGGGTCATGCCATTCGGCCCGAGCTCACAGCTCTGGCAATACCACGACCCAGAGCGGCGATATCTCCGCATTCATACGAAGGAGCGCGACTGATGGCAGCGCGTATCCGGACACTGGCGGCGGCACTGGTCACACAGCTGCAGGCCTACCCGTCACTGCCGGCTGGCATCACAGTCAGCAGGCGGCGGAGCTACACGGCCATCATCGACGAAGTAAGCGACACGCAGGGATTCCTGACGGTCATCTGCCCTCGGGTCGAGGACACCAGCAACCGGGGCGACGTCTCCGAGGACATCACAATCGCGATCGTCTTGACGGTGCGCTGCACAGCCGAGGCAGTCGCAGCATCTGACGACTACGAGGATTTGCTCGAGGGGCTGTGCGATCATCTGCGGACGTCGGCGACATATCGGCAGGTGACACTGGCCGGCAACATCGCGGCGCGGCGGCGGTCAGTCTCGATCGCGACGACATGCGACGGCGAGATCCTTGATCAGATGGAGGTGTTTGTCGGCGTAATCGAAACAACGTGGGCCGTCAGTGTGGGGAATCGAGCATGAGCCAAAGCATTCGATTCCGGGCTAATATGAAGATGCGATTCACGCGGCGGCCAGACGGCACGGTCCGCAGCGAGCTCGGCATCACGGAGCGGCAGGCAAAGTTCTTCGACGTGGTCGGCGGCTCGATCCGCAAGGTCGCGAGGCGGTCACTAAAGCGAGCGGCCCAGAAGAAGCTCAGCGAGCTCACGCCCGAGGAGCTCGAGCGATTCCGCCAGCGTCAGGCGTGGTATCAATTCGCACTGCAACAGGGCTACACGGCACGCAAGCCACGGCGGCCCGACAAGATCTCGCAGCCCGGCAAGGTTCCACTGCTGCACATGCAGCCAAGCCCGCTAAAGGAGCGGCTATTCTACGCGATCTCAAACGACAACGAGTATGTCGTGGTCGGTCCGGAGCTGTACAAAAAGACGGTCCGCACAGCTGCGGGCGGACTGACAACGATCGAGCAGCTGGAGGATCGCCGGCCATTTATGAGACCGGCTTACAACATCATCGAACCCAAGATTCCCTATTACCTTGAAAGGGCCTTTCAATAATGCCAAACGTAGCAGACGGTTCAGTGCTCGGCGACGATTGCAAGCTGTACTACTCCGCAACCCTCGGCGGTGCCGGAGCACTCACAGAGATTCCGGTGGTCATCGACGACAGCATCAGCAGCGAGCGGCGGTCGGTCGAGAGCAACTGCCGGGGCGACTCCGAGATCAGCGAGCACACAGGCAAGCCGAAGTACACCATCTCGGCCAACATGCTTTTCAAGCGCGGCACGCCGGGCACGACATACGCGGCGATGCGGGCGGCCTATGTCGCCGGCACGGTGCACCACTACGCACTGGCCAGCGGTGCGATCGCAGACGTCGGCCAAGTGGTGTTCCGGCTCGAGGGCAGGATCAAGAGCTGGAACGAAACCCGGCCCGACAACGACACGGTAAAGGTGGCGATCGAGATCGCCAAGGCGGCAGACAACAGCTATTCCAGCAATTACAGCACAGTCTCGAGCTGAGGAGGACATCATGGCAGTGGTACTCGGACAGGTCGACGAGGTGCAGGTGACGAACGCAGACGGCACCACCAGTACAGTGAAGCTCAAGGTGATTGCAGTGGTTGGGGGCAACCAGTCGCAGTCGGAACCAACAACAACAACCGGAGGATCAGGAGATGGCTCAGTATCGTGACACGGCGGGCAAGGTGCATCCGGTCCGGATCAGCATCGCGGCACGCCAGCGCATCCTCGACTCGACGGAGTGGGATGTGCTGGAGATGGCCCACAACCCGCAGCGGCTCAGCGAGTTTCTGGCGGCTATCCAGCTGGATGACACGCTGATCTATGAAGTCCTCGCAGCGATCGAGCAGGTTCCGTCGGCCACACTGATGGAGGCGGCGGACGGCTCGACGCACGAGGAGGCATCGACTGCACTGCTGGAGGCTCTCACCGATTTTTTCCCCAAGGGCAGCCCGATAAAAGCCGGGCTGCAGGATCTGCTGGCAAAGGTGGAGGCGGCTCAGGAGCAGGCGAGGCAGGCGATCAGCGAGCAGATCGAGGCAGCGGTGGAGGCTCTCGATATTCAATCGATGGCATCGAATGCAGCGGCCCCGATGAATGGCTGACACGGCTGCGGTGCATGACAGATCTGGATCTCGGGCCGATGACACTGAGGCAGGCTCTGTGGGCTGTGCATCAGTCGCAGCGGCTGGGGGCTCAGCGGCTCGGGTCACTGATGGCGGCGATGTACAATGTGCAGCGGACGAAGCGGTCTGATCGGGTGTGGACGTGGCAGGATTTTTTCGGCGACTCCGAACGGCGCAGGCCCTCGGGTCGCGAGGTACTGCTGGCGCAGATGGCGCAGCACGCGCCGGGTGAAATCCAGTGGTTGGTGGGATACGGACCGGAGGTGCTGAGTGGCGAGCAGTAGAGCGATCGAGGCGGCCAGGGCCTTCGTGAAAATCTTCGTCGACGACACCCCGCTCAAGCGGGGACTGGCCACACTCACGACTCGACTCGCAGGTGCAGCCAAAGGTGTGGCAGGCATCGCGGCATCACTCGGTACGGCTGCAGTCGCAGGCGGGATCGGGCTGATCGTCTCCGGCATGAGTGCGGCGGCGGCCTCGGTGTGGCGATTCTCTGAGGCTGCTGCAGGGATCGACGACATCGCACAGCGGACTGGTGCGAGCGCTGAGTCGCTGAGCCAACTGCGGTACGCTGCGGAGCAATCCGGGGCGAATCTCGAGGCTGTCGAAAAGGGCATGCGCAAGCTGGGAGACGTCACGACGCAGGCAGCGGGCGGCAGCAAGTCGGCGGCGGCTGCTCTGGCCTCGGTCGGGCTATCTGCTGAGCAACTGCTGGCCATGCCGGTGGAAGATCGGTTTTTGGCGGTGGCTCAAGGCATCAGCCAGATTCAGGACCCAGCGGCGCAGGCCTCGGTGGCAATGGATCTGCTGGGCAAATCCGGAGCGGATCTGGTGCCGATGATGGCCGACGGTGCCGGCGGAATTCGGGCCCTGATGGCCGAGGCCGACAAGCTCGGCATGACGATCAGCGGCGAGCAGGCCAAGGCGGCGGCGGCCTTCGACGACAAGTGGCAGGGGCTGGTGGCCACACTCCGCAACGCCAGCAACATCATCGCGGTGGCGGTGTTGCCCTACCTGTCGCAGATGATCGACCTGGTGATGCAGACATGGCCGGCGATACAAACACTGGCCAAGTTGGTTGGCGAGACATTGGTGGACAGTTTTGGCCAGGCCTACGACGCCATCGGGGCATTGCTGCAGCCCTTCGCCGGGCTCGGCTCGGCAGTCTCCGACACACTCTCCAGCATCATGGGAGCACTCACGGCTGGCGACGTGGCAGCAGCGGCTGGCGTGTTTTGGGCATCGCTCGATGTGGCATGGGCTCAGGGGATCGCGGCTATCTCTGATCAGTGGTACGCATGGCGGAATGGATTCCTCGACGTGTTCGGGCAAGCGGTCTCCGGTGTGCGGCGGATGTGGGCCGAGACGCAGGCGTGGTTGTCGAGCGGCATCGTCGACATCATGGCCTATCTCGACAGCTCACTCGATGCCGATGCGATCAAGGCCGAGATCGATCTGATGGCCACGCAGCAGGTGCAGCAGATCGACCAGCAGGCGGCGGCGGACCAGCAGGCGAGGGCCGATGCCTACGCAGCACGACTAGACAAGGCCAGCGCAGAGCTGGCAGCAGCCCGGCAGGAATGGTCTGCAGCGGTGGCCACAGCAGCGACGGCGGCCAGCACGGCGGCCAACCAGCCAGACGCGGCGACGACTGCCGGCAGGAAGTTCGATGAGCTGATCGGGGAGCTGAAATCGGCGGACATCGCCACGAGAGTGGACAAGGCTGTGCAGCAGGCCGGGCCGGCTCAGGATCTCAGAACGGCGGGCGGTGCTGGTGTGCTCAACCGCATCATCAACCAGCAGGGGACACTGAGCCAGCAGCAGCTCGACCAGCTGAAAGAAATTCGCGGGATACAGCGGCAGCTTCTCAAGGCGACACAGGACGGCATGATCGGATGGGCGGTGTGACATGGCAGCGACAGCAAAGCTCTACAGGCGTGGGCAGTGGCAGCAGGACGAGGACGGCACAGAGACGGTCGTCGACGTGTGGGAGATCACAACCACGACCGAGACGGACACGATCACGACCGTCGTGACGGCCACAGGCATCCCGGCGAAGGGCGCCAGCCACCCCGAGAAAACCACGGCGATCGTAGTGAATCGTCAGCTGTCGCAGGATGACGAGGTGCTCACTCGCTACCTGATGCAGGTGACGTACAGCACAGCGATCACTACCCGCGAGGATCAGGCCTACGCCAGCCAGCGGGTCAAGGGTGGCATGAGGTCCGGGTCGATCGCGGTGCCGGCATTCTACGATGCCCGAGGGTACCCGCTCGTCAACTCGGCAGGCGATCTCTACGAAGGCCTCACGCGCAAGGTCAGGACGCGCGTGGTGAACGTCACGGCCAACTTCGCGACAATCCCGCAGTTCCTCTTCGAGTTGGCCGACACCATCAATCTCTCAGCAGTGACGATCCACGGTGTGTCGTATCCGGCGGGATGCTGTCTGCTGCGAGATGTGGAGATGCCGGACGAGCCAGAGCGAGACGTGGCTGGCTCGCTGTATTGGCCGATCAGCTACACGATCGAGATCAACCCCGGCGGCTACTATATTCTGCTGCCGAACAAGGGCCCGAATGAACTGGTGTACCAGACGAGAACCAGCAGCACAGCGGCATGGCAGGACGTAACAAAGTCTACCTATGACGGCAAGAGCCCCACGACAGATCGACGCATCATCAAGCGACCCATCCAGACGGAGGAGCAGCAGCAGACCGGCGGCGAGATCTGGCTGGATGCCAACGGTCAAGCGGTGCGGGTGCCGGTGCTCAGTGATACGCAGTTCGGCACGGGCACCATCACGGCTGGCGATGCGGCCCTGTATCTGTCGACCGGCTCCTTCGACTCAACGAAGCACGTCGGGGCGCTGGTGCGAGTTATCGGCGCAGGCCCACGCGGCAAGACACTGGAGGCACGCATCAAGACGATCACAAGCAGCACGGTCGCGCAACTGGCGGTGAATGCCAGCACGACGATCAGCACAGCAAAGCCAGTGTGGCTCAGTGGGGTCATCGTCAACCAGTTTGTTCTCGAGGATCTGGCCGACTGGACTGCGGTCCCATTGCCAAACAACCAGCCATGACAGACGAACACCCCATACTGGCAACACGCGATCAGGCGGCGGCCATCGGCGATCTCATTCGCTCGACCGGCGACGGCTCGCTCGGAGCGGTGCAGCCGGGGGTCATCCGCAGCGGTGATGCGCTGGTGGTGCAGCTGGAGACGGCCATCGCAGCCGGCTCGGTGGCTCAGGTGTGGGCGCGAATCTACACGCTGGACGGCTCGACGTGGACGGACACGCGGCAGCGGGTGCAGGTCCGGTCAGCCACAGGTACCGCAGTCAGTACGACAGGCCGACGGATCGCTCGCAGGGTCAGCACTTTCGGCTGGTGCGTGGTGGAAACATGACAGATCGGCGACGGCTGAGCATGACACGGGACAAGGCGGCGGCCCTGAAGCGGCTGCTCGGCTCAGTCGCGCAGCAGGCGGGCAGCATGGCCACGCAGCCCCGAGGGCTGGGCCGGCTGCTGGTCGAGACGACAGCCCAGATGCCGGCGGCGGCGACTACTCCGGTGCAGTGCAAGATCCTCACCATCAACGGCACAACGATCACGGACACGGGCTGCAGAATCGGGGTGCTGAATGTCGGCCCGAGGGCGATCGCCAGCGGCACGAAGTGCTACGCTGAGCCATGCGGCAGGCTGGGGTATTGTGTCAGCAGGCCAGCGCAGGGCAACCCGGCAACGCGGGGCGAGCTCTGGCGGGATCTGGCATTCGTCCAGATGCTGGAGGCAGAGCGGGAGAATGAGAACGCGACGTGGGCATGGGGGACGTGGAATACGCTGGGCAGCACGGGTGGCATTCAGGACTATCACGGGGCTCAGGGGTACTATCTGAGCTTCGACGATAGCGTGGATACAGGCGAGTACACTCGGACATTCTACCCGAACGCGGTGCGGCTCAAGATCGACGGGTGGGGCTCCGGCTATCAAGGCGTGTATGGCCGGCAGGATGTTCCGCGACAGGCTCCACTGTATCACGCGCCGACGCCATACGATGCGGCCCGAGGTGCGAGGATCGGCGGCGGCAACCAGTTTGACCCGCCCCTCTACCAGTTCAACGCGATACGCGGAACGCAGGCCCCGATAGCTTCCGCGAGATCCGACAAGCTCCCGCCCGCATTTCACTTGCCGGACTATCGCAGCGAAGGGCTGAGCTTCGGCAGGGCCTTCGCGAACAATGAGACGGTGTGCCCATTTTGTTACGGGCCGGGCGACTACAACATCATCGTCAAGGGTTGGCCCCAGCGGCTGTTCTCTGGTGCTGTGCAGTACGTAGTCACGCATGGCCGGCTGTGGCTCGACGGCACGGACGAGACCGGCATTGTGCCAGTGACAGGCCGGCTATTTGAGGGCACGTCACCCACCACCTACGGCATCATCGCATGGGATGCGGACATCACCGACAACGCCAAGACGGTCGAGGTAGATTTGTGGTTTAAGGTTCGCATCACGGTCGACAACGCAACAACGCCGGGGCCTATCGACCAGATCGCATGGCTGGGCCTGACCCCCGGCAACCCAGCGGCCATCATCGGCAGTCATGCGAGCTACGGCCCGACGGGCCCGCTCGAGTTCAGCTTCGACGCCAACGGCCCAGCTGGTGCCACATCACTCAACACCGTCGGCCAGTCGGGCTGGGACGTGTACGAGGCGGGCTACCTGAGATTTACCGACAACGCCAACACGCCCACCAATGGCCAGATGTGGTTTCACTGGAACCAAGAGACGCCCTTTATCGTCATCTACAAGCGCAACACGGCGACGGCTCCGGGCACTGGGTTTGCGTGGTATCTACCCGAGGACACGAGCGACTATCAGCCACTGATTCTGCCCAGCGGTGCAGGCATGGCGGCGGGCACATGGGACCCATCAACGGCCACCGTATTCCGGCGGGTGGCCGGCAACGTCGGCACGAGCTCAGGCGGATGGACCGACATACACGGAGCGGGCAGTCCCACAGCATGGGATAGCCTCTATGACGATTTCCCGAGCACGGTGACAGTGGAGCCATACACGCCATGATAGAGCACGCACTGGACAGCGACTGGTGGACAGCGACGGACTGGAGCAGTGACGAGGTTAAGTCGTTCACCATCGACGGCACGGGTGCGGTCGAGTTCACCTGGGCGGCGGCTGAGCCAGCGGCGGCTGCAGCAGGCACTCCCATCGACGCAGGCCTCTACCAGATCGCGAGGCCACTGGCCGGGCTGCAGTTGTATCTGCGAGTCACGAGCGGGACGGCAGACGTTTACTACGCCAGCAAGGACGGGCCCCGGCTGAGTGAGACAGTGAGCGGCCATGCCTATAGCGGCGACGCCGGAGCAGATGAGGATTTTCTCCAGACGGCCCTGCCATCGATCGGCTTCGACGATTTGACAGCGCGGACCGGCGCCAACCCGTACGAGTTCCGGGGCTACCTGACGACGCCGGCAGCGGACCTTGCCAGCACTGCCGATCTGCAGTATGCGATGCTGGTGCTGAGGCTGGTGCAGTGGATACCCAACCGCACAATCAGAGTCTATGGGATCAAGTACAGCAGCGACCAAAGCGGCAACATTACCGATTGGGACACGCTCGACAACCGGACCAAGACAACAGCGTACAAGGACGCCACGACCGGCACGGGGCCATTTCTGTCCTTCGATGTGCTGGCCATTGTGGACGAGCTGCTGGCGGTCAGCGGCTGGGGCACGACCAGCCCGATTCAGTTCTTCGTCGAGGACACTGGCTCAGCCCTGACGGACGCAGACGCGAGGGCGATTGTCGATCTCGGATCTGCTGACACGCGGCTGACGATGATGCTGACGACCGGCGAGCCAGTACCAGATCCGGGCACGGGCGGGCCATGATATTGGGCGATCCTGTTTCCGTGGTTGGGGTTTACCCTGGTGCGGTGTACTATCTGCGGCGTGCATATTGTCAGGCACGCCAAGAGGCAGCAGAATGAGCGATGATGAGCAGCAGCCAAAGCAGCCGGCCAAACGACAGACGACTCGCAGGCAGCGAGCCATCCAGATCGACGCGCCCGGCCTCGAGGCTGACATCTCCGAGGAGACTGCTCAGACGTTTTTGGATTACACTGGCAGCGCGTGGGTGTGGGTGGTCCTCGCCATCGCGCTATCAATCGTCGTCCTCGCAGTATGTCTGGGGTTATCATGGCTGATTTGACGGGCGAATTCTGGCAGGCAATGAGTGTGGGCTGGGCCTGCTTTGGCCTCGGCGTGGCGGTGTTCCGCATCACTCCGCAAAGCATCGTGACAGTGGCTCTCAGTCGAGCGCTGCTGGTGCTGGCTCCCGGTGTGCTGAGCTGCTGGGGCGTCCATGCGGTGCGAGTGAATGAGCAACTGCGGGTCATGGTTGAGGCGCAACAATCAACGGAGGTGCAGGAGTATGACAGAGTCTACGTCACCAGAGCAGACACCATTACAACAGGAGACGGCAACACCATCGGCTTCGTCCGATACTCAGACGGGCGATCCTTGCCATCTCTACAGCGACGCGATCGACGAGAAGGCCGACCAGCTGGACAGACTGATTCGGGAGATTGGGGATCTGCTGCAGCAGCTGGAGCTCTGCCGGAGGAATGGACCGGGCGGGGCCAACTGGCTCGGGGCCAGCGGCTCTAATGCGGTCGGTAATGTGCGACGGCAGTTGATGCTGGCGGCACTCAACACGCGAACGGTATACATGACGATGCGACGACCACAGCAACAGGCAGTCACAGAATGAATGAGCAGGCATTGATAGACGAGTTACGCAAGCCCGAATATGCCACCCTGAGCGATCAACAGGCAGCGGACGCGGTGAACGCAAAGACGGTCACAATCCGGCAGCCGGTCGCGGCGGAGCGAGTGCAGGCGTCAGCCATTGCAAGCGGGCTGTGGGCAATCGTCAAAATCGCGGCACAGAACACCGCATTACCGAATCCGCCACGAGGGGCGGCAATGTCATTTGTGGACTGGATCGAAGCCGGACGACCGATTGACATGGACGGCGGGACGGTGCAGGGAGTCGGGCAGGTGCTGCTATCCTATAACCTTGCAACGCAGCCACAGCTGGACGCGCTGCAGGCACTGGCAGACACGGCGGCGAGGTGGGTTGACACAGTCGGAATCGGTGAGGTCGGAATCGGCTATGTTATCAATGCCCGCAAAGCAATAGCAGGGGGTGCGTAATGGCAAATAACGTCCTGATCAAATACGGCAGCAAGCAGACGCTGACGATCACAGGTGTTCCGGGTTTGGCCAGTGACACGAACAAACTCACAGGCATTGAAACCAGCGTAATCGACAACACGACGGATGGATTCACCGACATTTACGCATCGGGCAAGATCACGACCGGCACAAGCCCCACTGACAAAAGGGAAATACAGGTCTGGGCAATCGGATGGGACGGGGCCAATTGGCCGGACGTGTTCGATGGCACGGTGTCAGGCGAGACGATTACCAGCGCAGACATTAAGAGCTTGATCTGTAAGCCGGTGGCTGTGCTCCCGGTCAACAACACCAACGACCGAACATATCATTTTTCCGGCGTGAGCCTTCGCGGTGCATTCGGCGGAGCATTGCCTTCTAAGATTGTGCTGTTTGTTACGCATGACACCGTGGCGGCACTCAACAGCACAGCAGCAAACCACGAACTGTCATATTACGGCGAGTACCCGCAAATCCAATGAGCCGAAATATCCTACAAGGTTTGATCGGTGCATGGTGTCCAACGCTGGGGCCGAGCGGCTATACGCTGCTCGACCGCAGCGGACGGGGCCAACACGCATCCATGCAGAACTTCAGCGCGCTTCCGTGGTCAGCTTCCCCCGGCGGATGGGAGGCGTCGTTTGCTGCATCATCGACAAACCGAGCACTCTGCAGTCGTCCAGTTTTGTCCGGCACTGGGGACTTCACCATCTCGGCGTGGATCAATCCGATTTCGGTGAGTGGAACGACAAGCGAGTTTTACATCGCGGGCAATTACGGGAGCGGCAACCTCACAGGCGTGGAGTTTTACGGCTATAATGGAAAACTCAACGTCTATGTTACGTCGACTTCCGTTGCGTCCACCTCAACCCTAACCGCAGGCGTGTATACGTTTGTGACAGCAACGCGAAAAGGCGGAGCTATCACGCTATACCAGAGTGGACTTGCAGACGCGACTGGCACGCTGTCCGGGAGCATTGGCAGTGCTCGCAACTGGGCAATTGGAAACGGGCCAGACTACACCGCAGGCCACGGCGGCAGGATCGACGATCAGGGCGTGTGGAATCGAGCACTGACGGCACCGGAGGTCTGGCAGTTGTACCAGTCAGGCCGTGGTGGTCTCGGGCGACTGCTGACACCACAGCGGCGGAGTTATGCGTTTAAGGTTCCGGCAGCAGGCGTGAAGTCTTATCTGTTTGTAGGTCGTGGTCAGGTGATCGGAGGCGGAACGCTATGAGCTATCCCAGAAATGCAGCAACACCGCCAATCGTCGCAGTAGGTGCAATCTATCTGCTGGCTGACGGCACGATACAGACGACCGGCGCGTCAGTGCGAGTTAAGACGGGCACGGGGGCATGGGGCAGCGGTGCGGGCACGCTGGCATGCGACAGCACCAGCGGCATATGGACGTATGCGCCAACGCAGGCAGAGACGGACGCGGAATCGTTCGTGGTTGGCGTTTACAAGGCGTCCAGCACATCGGCACAGGTGACGGTGGCAACGTCAGCATCAGCGACTGCGGGCTACAGCGGCGTGGACTGGTCAAAGCTCACAGCAGCAACGACAACCGTTAACCTGAGCGGGACGACGATCAGCACGACGCAAACGGTTGCGAGTGTGAGCGGGTCAGTGGGATCGGTAACGGGTGCGGTCGGCAGCGTGACGGGGGCAGTGGGATCGGTGACGGCACGTGTCACAGCAAACACGGATCAGTGGGGCGGCGTGACGGTGACGGGTATGCCCATGCCCACCTACACGCAGCCGACGGGGTTTCTGGCAGCGACGTTTCCCGCGACGGTCAGCAGTTATGCAGGCGGGGCAGTGGCCAGTGTGACGGGCAGTGTTGGGTCAATCAGCGGTGTGACATTTCCGACGCATTTCCAGAACCTCGAAATCACGGCGAACGGGCACGTGTCATCGGTGGTGCAATCCATCGCGAATAACAGCATCACAGCATCGAGTATTCAGGGCGGGGCGATCACAGCCGCGAAGTTTGCGGCGGACGCTATCACAGCGTCAGCACTGGCAGCAGACGCAGTCAATGAGATTCAGGCAGGACTGGCCACCAGCTCCGCAGTCGCAGCTGTGCAGGCCGACGTGACGACCCTCCTCAGTCGCGTCACAGCAACGCTGTTCAGCGGCATCACGTATCTCAGCAGGTGGCTCGGAGCACTGGCAGGCAAAACCGCAGACGCATCCACGCAGACGGAGATCCGAGCAACCACAGCCGGAGCGACATACACGATCACGACCGACAGCCTCGAGGCCATCCGCGACAACTCAGGCGGCGGCGGTGGCTCCGGCGATGCATCACAGACGACGCTGCTCGAGGTGCAGGGCACGGTCAACGGCATCGCGGCCAGCCTATCGGGCACGACCGTCAGCGTGAGCAGCCGGGTGTCTGCGGCTGGTGAGATTACCCTCTGGGCCGGCGACGACTGCCGGGTCCGCAGCGGCACCGAGATCGAGGTGACGATCACGGATGTCGGCGGCGCGATCTACACGCGACTCGATGGGATCGGCATCGCGAATCTCGCATGGGGTGCGGCCCGCATCGTGCAGCCGGCAGGTGCAATCACAGGCACCATCGCAGCACTCACGCAGGCTGGCAGCGGTGCGAGCCAGACCCTCACCATCTCGATCGAGATCACCGACGGTGGCAGCGATCTCAGGGCAGCGGACGATTACACCTGGCAGATCGTCAGCAGTGAGCAGCACGGGACGGAGTACGACCAGCAGGTGGAGCTGGAGGGATCACTGGTGTTGCGCCGTCGGGTGGCGGTGCCAGTCTACTGATTTTGTGATTGCAACATCTCACGCAGCCGATAACATGCCACGCATGAACACAGCCACCATCATCACCACGAGGCAGGCAGCGGAGCAACTCGGAGTCTCACACTCACGGGTCCGCCAGCTCTGCGGCCAGCTGGGTCTGGGTCAGGTGGTTGGCTCGACCAGGCTGCTGACGGATCGCGATCTGCGGTCGCTGCAGCAGACGGAACGCAGGGCAACACGCCCCGACAAATCCGCCACGTGAGGCGAGTTTGAGAAATCTTTGAAAATCGCCACGGTCCGCTATTGCGTGAGATTAACTCCGCCGATAACTTACTCAGACACGCGACGCACAGTGCGACGCAGACAGGACGATCTGAGAGAGGATGCAGAACAATGTACGACTTGTACACCATCAGATTCACCAGCGGCAACGAGACTGAGCTGCTGGGCACATTCAGGAACAACACCGAAGCCGCAATCCATGCCGAAGTGCTGCTGGCATCACGCGGCTACGACATGGACGAGCTGGTCACAGGCGAGTGGCAGGATGGCCGACTGCTGATCTGGGAGAATGAGGCCGACGCCAAGGACGACTCCGGAGCGAAAGCCCTGTGCAGTGTGGAGCGTGAGCGGACCGAGCGCGATTCGCTGCAGGGCTGGGCACAGGAGCACGCCGGGGAGCAGTTGACCCGCGAGTTGGCGGACACCGCCCCGTGTTGTGACGGCTGGTTTTTGCTGGTCGACGAGGACGGCGATTTGACGGGCGATTTGGCCAACGCGCAGGATTCGAGGAAATACACAGCGTGCAATGATGCTTTGGGATGCGTGCGTTTGCGGACGGCCTGATTCTGACACCTTTCTCCCGCTGCACAGTGCGGCGGGGATTTCTCTGCGGGGAAAGACACCATGACCGAGGCCGAGTGGCAGCGACAGGTGATCGAGTATGCGGCCCTTCGCGGCTGGCGGGTGCACCACACGCGCCCAGCTCGGGTGCGGGTGCGAGGCAAGGAGACGTATCGCACGCCCATCGCAGGCCATGCGGGCTTCCCGGATCTGGTCCTGGCCAGACGCGGGCGGGTGCTGCTGGTCGAGCTCAAGACGGACAAGGGACAACTGAGAGAGGACCAGATCTGCTGGCGGTCGGCCATCACTGGCGACATGCAGCAGCAGCAGTACAGCGGATGGCACTGCTGGAGACCGAGGGATTGGGCTATTGTAGAGGAGGTGTTGAGATGAAATCGGAACAGGTGAGGGATCTCAAGGGTGGTCTGGTGCTGCAGCGAAGGCCGGGGCAGCAGATCAGCATCGGGGATAACGTGGTGGTCACGGTGATCGCCGCGCGTGGGGACTATGTCAGGCTGCATCTGTCGGCGCCGCGGGATGTGGCAATCCTGCGGACTGAGTTGGTGGATGAGAGGCAGAATGGGGGTGTGCAGTGAGTGTGCAAATTTGTGAGGGCGTGTGGCGGAATCGGTCGGGGCAGCGACTTGTTATCACGCAATGCAAACCGGACGATGACGGGCAGCAGTGGACGGACGGCGACCAGCGTTATTCAGACAACGGAAGTTTTTACGGTCGTTATGGCGGCTGCAGCGAGCAGGATCTGGTGGAAAATCTCGGGCCGTTGCCGGACAACTCGCAGGGAGACCAGACAGCCAAGATCGAGCTATTGCGAACCACGTTGACACAACAGACAGCCGAGATCGATCGACTGCGATCCGAGAACGAGCGGCTGCAGGCGGAGATCGAGCGGCTCGAGCGGCAGCTGGCGGAATATCATGCTGGCTGGTTGAAAGCATTATCAGCATCGACGGAGCGTTTAGGCGAGAACGAGCGGCTGCAGGCTGAGATCGAGCGACTGCGAGGAGAGCTGCAGCAGTCCGAGGCGAGGAACACCGCCGATGCTGAGGCTGCAGAATACGCGGCACGGCTCGAGATGCAGCTCGACAACTCACGCGAGGCCCTGCGGGATCTGCAGGAGGACCACACAGCGATGGACCACCGGGCCGAGGGTGCTCGGTCGGCGTATTTGGCAGTGATCAAGGCTTTGTGGGAGATGCGACGATGAGTGAATTAACCCGCGAGGAATGGCTGGCCCGGCGACGGTCCGGCATCGGTGGCTCAGACGTGGCGGCGGTGCTCGGATTGTCGCCCTGGAAGAGCCCGCGGCAGGTCTGGCTGGATAAAACCACCGACATCGGCGACGACCGGCAGACGATGCCGATGCTGCTCGGGACGATCCTTGAGCCCGAGGTGCTGCGGCTGTACAGCGAGCAGACCGGGGTGCCGGTGCGGCGATCGCATCTGCTCTGGCGGCACGAGGTGCATCGGCACTTGATCGCCAACGTCGACGCGACGGCCAAGCACAGGATTGTCGAGGCCAAAACCGCCCGGAGTCGCGACGGCTGGGGCGAGCCGGGATCGGACGACGTTCCTGAGCAGTACTGGCTGCAGGTGCAACACTATCTCTATGTCAGCGGTCGCGACTTTGCGGACCTCGCTGTCATGTTCCTGAGCGACCCGAAGCCCGAGGTGACGATCTACACGATGCGACCGGCAACGGAGTATCCCGAGCTGGTGGCCGAGCTGAATGAGTGGTGGGCCCGGCACGTGATCGAGGGGGTCGAGCCGAGCCCGTACAGCACGAGCGAGGCGGCTGAGCGGTGGCGGCAGTCACGGCAGGGCAGCCGAGTCGATGCGACGCCGGCGGTGCTGGAGTCAGTCCGGCAGCTGGCGTCTGTGCGATCGCTGCTGAAGTCACTTGAGGCCGAGGAGGAGGCACTCAAGCTGGCCATCCAGCTGCACATGCAGGACGGTGAGCAGCTGTGCGACGGTGACAGTGTGTTGGCAACATGGAAGAGCAGCAGCAGCAGCCGGTTGGATCTGGCAACGCTGCGGCAGAAGTATCCGGAGCAGGCGGCGGAGTGTACCGTCGCCAGTGTGAGTCGTAGGTTTCTTTTGAAGGGGCAGAAGTGATGAGTGAATTGATTAAGGCGGGCGGCAACTGGTTGTTTCCGCAGACGTTGAAGGATGCTGAGGATTTGGCGGCCACGCTGTGCGCGTCTCAGATGGTGCCGAAGCACTACGTCAACAATCCGAAGAACGCTGTTGGGGCGATGGCTCATGGGATGCCATTGGGCATGAATGCCATGCAGGCCATGCAGTCAGTGGCGATGATCAACGGGATGCCGGGGCTGTACGGCGATGGGCTGCTGGCAGTCTGTCGCAGCTGCCCGTCATGGGAGTGGATGCAGGAGACGATCGAGGGCGAAGTGGCAACGTGCATTGCCAAGCGACGGAATGAGCCCGAGGTGACAGCGACGTTCTCAGTGCAGGACGCCAAGCGGGCGCAGCTGTGGGGCAAGGCCGGCCCGTGGACGCAGTACCCGATGCGGATGCTGGCCATGCGAGCACGGGCCTTCGCACTCCGAAACCTCTACGCTGACGTTCTCCGGGGCATGGGCTCAGCCGAGGAGTTGCGCGACATTCCGGCGGAGATGCCGGCGGTGCAGGTCGAGCCGGCCCGGATCGACCACGCTGAGCGGCCCCAGACCAAGGCGGCGGCGATCCTCACGAAGGCCCGGGCCAAGCGGCAGGCAAAGCCGGCGACGATTCCCGAGGTGATCGAGACGCAGCCGGAGCCGGTGGCGGTTGAGGAGCCCTCGGTGGCTCAGGACGACGCCCGCAGGGTCGAGAATCTGGCGGACATCCGGACCATCGGGCGGACGTGGGCCGAGCGGTACAGTCCGCAGCACAAGCTGGTGGTGGCACTGCGGGGTATCTATGTCGGCCTGAATGACGGCGACATTGCGGCAGCCCGGACAGCCACAGAGGCAGCCTACGCGGCCATCGCTGACATTGACGTCGACGATCAGCCCGACGCCGAGCGGGAATGGCAGGCCATCGCGGCATACGTGGAGGGGCAGACACCATGAAGATAACGATTGAGAAAACTGGATACGTGTCTGTGGAGTGCGACAAGCCGCTGCCGTGCCCTTTCTGCGGAAGTGAACCCGCACTATCACAGCTCGCACACACCACGACGTCACGCAGAGTCGGTAAAAAATGGGAGACCGTGCGAATCTGCATAGCGTATTCGTCGCAGACCCTGCAGGCCGATACGTTCAAATTCAACTGTGACAACTGCAAAGCCACGACCGGCAGATACCACGACACCGCGCAGGGCGCTGTCGAAGCCTGGAATAGGAGACATGCGGCATCATCAGTGGAGGGTCAGGCATGAGTGTGTTCCACCACCAGACGGTCAAGCGGTCGCGCAAGGTCAGACAGTGTACATGGTGCGGCGATCCGGTCGAGATCGGGCAACCGTACCAGTCCTATCGCTGGGCTGATGGCACCGAATCCGGAACGGTGGTGCTGCATCCGGAGTGTGGCGACGCGATGGATTCGGCAGGCAACACGAATCCGCATTTTTCGGGATGGTCTGTGGGGGATTTCCTGAGGGGTTCAACGAAGGTGAGGTGACGCATGATCTGGGCACAAGTCAGTGATGGCACGGAGACGAAGGGCATGGCATTCAGTGCCATCCCCAGGCAGGGTGAGCAGCTGCAGGCGGCGATCAGCACGCCAGACGAGCGCAGGCACCGAGTGATTACTGTGCTGCATACGCCGCAGCTCGGCCCAACGATTTTGGTGGCACGAATTGAGGGAGGCGGCCATGACGACTGAGCTCGCTCTGGCTGGTCTCTGCCTCTGGGTGGTGGGCTATGCCGTGGGCAACGTGGTGGGGTTCATGCGGTCGATTCTGGATGATCTCGAGGGCTCTTACGTGGTGGATGCGATGTATGACGACCAATGACGCATTCTGGCTGGGGTTTGCGGCGGGTGTGCCGGCGGCATCGGTGGCCATCGTGGCCATCATGCTGATCTGTCTGTGGTTTTTCGAGTGTGAGGAGGAGCAATGAGTAAAAGTAAGCTGCCCACGCGGCAGAACTATATGGAGGAGGCGACGCAGCGGGCCAATGATTTGGCCGGCAAGGCGCACGACGCCATGCAGCAGGTGGTGTGGTATGCCATCGAGTGCGGTG